TTAGTATATTATTAAACGTTTAAACACAATCCTAACTAAAACCTCATGGAGATTACTCAATGTCATTTAGACAAATTAAATCACCAGCATTAGCAGATCGGTCTATAATTAGTACCAAACTAGACTCAAGTGCTGTTACGGGACAAACCCTTCTTACCGGAATGGCCAATCCTGCAGATTGCTTTACGCTGCTATACGATGTAGGTTCTGACTCGCTTAAGAAAATTAGTACTGCGGCATTCTTCGGAAGCTTTGATACTGACGACTTGGCAGAAGGTTCCAAACAGTACTTTACACCGCAACGCGCTCAAGACGCTGTTGCCGCAGATATTGCTTCTGCTGTTGCTGTAGAAACTGCTCGTGCTACTGCTGCTGAAGGTGTTAACGCAACTTCAATCGTAACTGAAACAAATCGTGCTACCGCTGCTGAAGTTGCTAACGCAACTGCTATTTCAACAGAAACAAATCGCGCAACTGTTCGCGAAAACGCAATCGAATCCGCATACCAGACAGCTGACGCTGCCTTATCAGTTCGTATTGATAACATTCTAACAAATACTGATTCTGACGCACTTAACTCTCTAGCAGAAATTGTTGTTGCTTTCCAAAACGCTGATAGTGTATTGACCGCGTCTACTATTGCTAACTCTAGTGCTATCTCGGGTGAAGTCGCTCGCGCCACTGCTGCTGAGACTGCTAACGCAACTGCTATCGCTAGTGAAGTAACTCGCGCAACTGGCGTTGAAGCTGGTCTACAGTCTTCAATCACTAGTGAAGCGGCAACTCGTTTGGCTGCCGATGCTGCTCTTGACGCTCGTTTGACTGTTGCTGAAGGTGATGTAAGTTCACTAGAAACTGATCTTGCCGCAGAAATTTCTCGCGCTGGTCAAGCAGAACAAGTTAACGCATCTGGTCTTGCTGCGGAAATCGTTCGTGCGACTGGAGCAGAAGCTGCTAACGCTACTAACCTTCAAGCAGAAATCACTGCTCGTGCCGCTGCTGACACTTCAGTCCGCGTTGACATGACTTCATTGATTACTAATGGTGATGCTGCAACTCTTGTATCTGCTAAAGCAAATGACAACCTACTAATCGGTGACGCATCTGTCGACGGTTCTTCAGGTAATACTGTTACTGATCGTGTTAGTTCAGCAGTTGCTACTGAAACAACTCGTGCGCAGGGTCAAGAATCTGCTATTCGTAGTGAATTTGCTCTTGCCGATAGTGACCTTCAATCAGGTCTAGACGCAGAAATCGCTCGTGCTACTGCTGCTGAAGGCGTTAATGCTTCCGCAATCTCTACAGAGACTAGTCGTGCGACTGGTGAAGAAAGTCGAATCGAAGCGAAATTGGACAATGTTATTGCTAACACCGATCCCGCCGCTCTTGATTCATTGACTGAAATCGTTGCTGCGTTCGTATCTGCTGACTCTGATATGTCTGCGTTGATCGCGTCAAACACTGTAGCAATTAATGCTGAAGCTGGTGTTCGCGCATCTGCGGACTCAGTACTACAAACTAATATCACAACTGAAGCATCAACTCGCTCAGGTGCTGATACTACTTTACAATCTAATATTACTGCTGAAGCAACTGCTCGAATTGCCGGTGATGCCGCAACTCTTGTATCTGCCCAAACAGATGCGACTTCTAAAGCAGACGCTGCTGAAGCTGCCGCTATCGTTCACGCAGACGCACAAGACACCGCACTTATCGGTGACGCATCTGTTGATGGTACTGTTGGTAATACTCTTACTGCTCGTATCGCAACTGCTAAATCTCAAGCATCTACTTACACTGACACAAAGGTTTCTGCTGAAGCAGCAACTCGTTTGGCAGCTGATAACGCATTGTCTCTACGCGCATCTGCATTAGAAGGTGATGTTTCAACTCTTCAAGGTGAGATGGATACTGTTGAAGCAGACATCCTTGCTGAGACTGCTCTACGTGTATCTGGAGACGCAAGTGTTCAGGCAGGTCTTGCTGCAGAAATCACTCGTGCTACTGCTGCGGAAGGTGTTAACGCATCAGCAATCCTAGCGGAAACTACTCGTGCTACTGCGGCAGAAGTTGCTAACGCAACCGCAATCTCTAACGAAGTAACTCGCGCATCTGGTGTCGAAAGTGGACTACGTGTTGATGTAGACGCAAACACTGTTACTGGTGCTGCTAACGCTGCCGCAATTAGTGTCGAGACTACTCGTGCTCTTGCTGCTGAAGCTGTCAACGCATCTGGTCTTGCTGCAGAAATCGCTCGTGCTACTGCTGCGGAAGGTGTTAACGCAACTTCAATCGCAACTGAAGCTGGATTACGTGCTGCTGGCGATGTTGCTCTACGTACTGACGTTGACGCGAATGCCCTATCAATCTCTGGTGTTGACTCTGATCTTTCTGTTGAAATCGCTCGTGCTACTGCCGCAGAAGGTGTTAACGCATCTGGTCTTGCTGCAGAAATCGTTCGTGCTACTGGCATTGAGTCTGGTCTACGCACTGACGTTAACACAGTAACCGGTCGTGTTGATGCTATCATCGGTACTTCTCCAGAAACTCTTGATACACTTCAAGAAATCGTTGCTGCGTTCGAAGGTGCTGATTCAGACATCCAGAACATTATCAATAACAACTCTGGTCGTTTGACTGCTGCTGAAAGTGACATCGATGCTGTTGAAGTACGCGCTACTGATTTAGAGTCACGCTCAACTGCTCTTGAAGGTCGTGCTACTACTCTTGAGTCTGTGCAATTAGCACAAGGTGGTCGTCTAACAGTTAACGAAGGTGACATTGACGGTCTAGAATCTAAAGTTGGCGTTGCCACTCTAGGTACTACTGCTACTAACCTATCTGCTGCTATCAATGAAATCCACTCTGAACTAGATGTTGAAGCTGGTAAAGTTTCTACACTACAAGGTGAGATGACTGCTGTTGAAGGTCAAGTCACAGTTCTAGAAGGCGAAATGAATGCTGTTGAAGCTGAACAAGCTCTACAGGCAGGTCGTTTAACAGTTAACGAAGGTGACATCGACTCACTAGAATCTAAGATGGGTTCTGGCGTATTCGCTACAACTTCACAAACTGCTGTTGGTTCTTCGAACGAACTACACGGTGAAATTAATGCTATTGAGGCTCGCGTAGATTCTGCGGAAGCGGACATCCTTTCAAACGCTGCTGCTATCTCAGCTGAATCTTCTCGTGCGCTTGGTCAGGAAACTGCCATCCGTTCAGAATTTGCTGCTGCTGATACTGCCATAACTTCTGCTTACATTGCTGCCGATGCGGTTGTTCTTTCATCTGCCTCTGTCGACGCAACTACTAAAGCGAACAACGCTGAAGCAGCTGCTAAGATTTACGCAGACACTATTGTTGGTGACGAAGTAGTTGATCGCACGAACGCTGATGCCGTATTACAATCCGCAATCGATGCTGAAGTAACTGCCCGTCTAAGTGCTGACGCTACTCTAAGTTCACGTGCTACTGTACTTGAAACTGAAATGACTGCGACTCAGTCAGGTGCTGGTCTTGCTGCTAACGGTAACTATGTTGCTCCAAGTGGTACTAACTTCCTAGACACTGCTGTTACATTGAAAGATGCTGATAGTAAATTGGATGCTGCTCTTAAAGCGGAACAGACTCGTGCTCTTGCTGCTGAAGGCGCAAACACTACTTCAATCAACAACGAAATTGCTGCTAGAATCGCAGGCGACTCTGACCTACAGGTTAGTCTTGACGCGGAAGTATCACGTGCTCTTGCTGCTGAAGGTGTATTGACATCTAACGTTTCTATTAACGCTGCTTCGATTGTGACTGAATCTAATTCACGTCAAAGTGCCGATGCTAACTTACAGTCTCAGATCGACTTTATTAAAGCCAACACTGATTCTGCTGCTCTGGATTCGTTAACTGAAATCGTAGCTGCCTTCCAGGCTGCTGACGGTACTCTTACTGGTCTAGTATCTCAGAACCAAACTGATATCGCAACTAACGCTTCAGGTCTTGCTGCGGAACTTACCGCACGTGCGGCACAGGGTTCTGCGATTCGTGGTGAGTTCGCTGCTGCTGACACTCTTCTTCAGACAAACATTAACGGTAAGGTTTCTAAGTCTGGCGATGCGATGTCTGGCGATCTAGACATGTCCGGTAACAAGGTCGGTGGTCTTGCAGACGGTACGGTTTATGCTGACGCAGTTAACAAAGGTCAGTTGGACGCGGGTCTTGCTGCACAGCATATCTCTCAGTTTGATACTAGCGACCTTCTAGAAGATCCGAATGGTACTAACCTTTACTTCACAAATGCTCGCGTTCACGCGGCAGTATCCGTCACTGACGTTTCTGGTGAAGGTAATGTTTCTGTAACAAACGGTGTGTTCTCTTTAAACACTGCTAAGGCATTCGTTGAACTAACTGATGTTACAGATTCAACTATCACTGGTAAGGAAGGTTTTGTTGCTCGTGTTAAGACTGATGGTTCTGGTATCGAACTTGTTGACCCAACACAGCTGGCGTTTAACAATGCTCAACGTCAGACTATTAGTGGTGACGGTGCTCAGACTACATTCGCATTAAACTTCGCAACTCTAGAAGCTAACGCGATGGTATTTGTTGGTGGTGTTGTACAGGATCCATCTGTACACTATAACATCGACTCTGAAGCACAGACAATCAGTTTCAACGCAGCGATTCCTGTTGGTACACAAGCGGTAGTTATCGCTCAGTCTACTAACTCGGTTGGTGTACTAGATCCTAAGTCTGTTGGTCTAGAAACTCTTGCTGATAACATCAAAGTCTTCGAACAAGGCAATGATATTGTTGTAGGAACTTCTGCTACAGTAGTTTCTTCATTCAACTCAGCAAACTACCGAACTGCTAAGTACATCGTTACTGTCGCAAATGGTAGTGAGTTCGAAACACGCGAATGTCTAGTTATTCACAACGGAACTGACGCTTTCATCACTGAATACGGTATCGTATACACTGGTGCGGCATTACTAGGTGATACTGATATACGTGTTACTGGTTCTACTGTTGAACTATTATACACTTCTGTATCAGCTGGTTCTGTAGTTTCTGTATCTGCTACATACGTCGACGCATAATAACTTTAACCCTAGGTGGAGGGGGATTCGTCCCCCTCCGCAAATAAAAATTCTAAAACAAAGGTAATAAAATGTCTTCGAACAAAAAATTTAGAATTCAGAATGGCGTTAACATAATCGGTGAACTGTCTATCGATGATATTACTATCATTGATGCGAACGGTAACGTTAGTGCGGATGCGATTGCTACCGCAGTTGCGTCACTAACCGCAGGCGACTTGGCTGATTTGCAGGCACAGGTAACTACAATTCTTGGGAGTTCTCCGGAATCTCTGGATACTTTACAAGAGATTGTTGCTGCTTTTGAAGCTGCGGACAGTACTTTAACCGGAACTGTTGCTGCTAACGCATCTGCTATTACTACAATTAATAACACTCTGGCGAGTGGAGTCGCAACTCCTGCTGACATTAGTGGCTTAGATTCCGATATTGGTGTCCTAGAAACATTTGTCAAAGGTGGTGCTTCACTTTCAACTGTCGCGACTAATGTTGTTCCGGCAATTAACGAACTAGTATCTGAAGTTGCTACTGTAAAAAGTGCGCAGACCGGAGATACTACAACTCTAACTTCAGCAATTAATACTGCTAAATCAGAAGCAATCTCTGCAGCATCTGCTGACGCAACTACTAAAGCAGACGCTGCTGAAGCTGCTGCAAACGCATATACTGATACTGAAGTTGCCGCATTGGTTGCTTCTGCTCCTGGCGCACTAGATACTCTTAACGAGTTGGCAGCTGCCTTGGGTGACGACGCGAACTTTGCGTCATCAATTACTGCGTCTATCGCAACTAAAGCTGACGATACTGCGACTACTGCTGCTCTTGGTCTCAAGGCAAACGCATCTGATGTTGCTGCATCATTTAGTGCGGAAGAATCTGCTCGTGACAGTGATGTCCTTGCAGCAATCGCTACCTCATCCGCAGACGCGACTTCTAAAGCAGACGCTGCCCAACTGGCGGCGGAAACTACGGCATCCGCAGACGCAACTACTAAGGCAGATGCTGCCAAAGTGGCAGCGAACGCATATGCGGTTTCTATTGTTAGTAGCACTGTTGACGCTGAAGCGAATACTCGTGCCGCTGCTGATACCGCGTTAAGTTCTCGTATAACTGCGGTAGAAGGATATTCTACTACTGATATTCCACAAGGTTCTAATGAGTACTTCACTACTGCCAAGGCACGTGCGTCGGTACAAGCTGGTACTGGATTGTCTTATAACCAATCAACCGGTGAGTTTTCAACTAACCTAGTTGCTGGTGACGGTGTTAGTGTATCTGGTGGTACTATCTCTATTGATGGTACATCTATCGGGCAGAATTTGGTTCCTTCTCTAGATGACACGTATAGTCTTGGTTCTCCGGACAAAGTATGGCGTGATGTGTATATCGGCCCTGGCTCATTATACATCAACGGTACTAAAATCCTTGAGGACAACAGCGGTACAATCACAATGTACGCGGACTCAGGTCAGAACCTATCATTCGGTACTTCCGGTGGTGGTGTAATTGATCTAAACGCTGGTTCAGAATCTATTCAGGTTAAATCTAATTTTATCCTGTCTTCTGGCAAAACAATCACAACTGTTGGTGGCGCTGCTACTCAATTCGGCGGTGACGTTGAAATGAATGGTAACTGCATCTTTAATGTTGCGGTTCCACAAACAGACGGCGAAGCTGCTAACAAAGGATATGTTGATAGTAAGATTGCTGCTGATCACGTAGGTAATAAGTCTTTCTTAGGCGACGTTGATGTTCAAGGTAATTTATCTGTTCAAGGTACTGTAACTACAGTTAACTCTGAGACTATCTCATTAGCAGATAACATCATTGACTTGAACTCAAATGTTACTTCTGGTACTCCGACTGAGAATGCTGGTTTCCGCGTAATGCGTGGTGACGAAGCTGCTGCTCAGATTCGATGGAATGAAACCTCAGATCAGTGGGAAGTATTCGACGGTTCTTCTTACACTAAGATTGCGCTATCTACTAGCGACCTAGTGGAAGGTTCTAATGAGTACTTTACTGATGCTAAAGCAAAATCAGCTGTTGCGGCAGATATCGCATCTGCGGTTACTGCTCTAGACAATGACCTACAGGGACAGATTCATACTCTAAGTTCTGGTGCGTCTACTGAAGCATCAACCCGTGCGTCTGCTGATAGTGTACTTCAAGGTAATATCACGGCAGAAGTTACTCGTGCTACTGCTGCGGAAGGTGTTAATGCGACAGCAATTTCATCTGAAGCATCAACCCGTGCGTCTGCTGATACTACTCTCCAGAGTAATATTGATGCGGAACAACTTGCTCGCGAAAGTGCTGACAGTGATCTACAGAGTCAGATTACAGCAGAAGTTACTTCACGCGCAAACGCTGTATCAGGTCTAATCACTGATGTTGCGAATGCTAATACTGCTCGTATCACAGGTGATAACAACCTACAAGCGGCAATTACTTCTGTACAGAATGCGGTTAACGCAATCACTACCGGTACAATTCCTGCTCTAGATACTATAGTAGAAGTTGTTGCTGCGTTTGAGGCTGCTGACGGTAATTTACAGTCATTGATGAGTGGAAACTCTTCAGCGATTAATGTTATTGACGGTCGTGTAGATACTTTAGACTCAGATATGGCAGTGGTTCAGGGACTCGCATCTGCCACAGCATCTACAGTAGCTGTTCAGGGTGGTCGTCTGTCTACTGAAGAAGGTAATGTTGATTCGTTACAGACATTCACTGGTATAGGTACTGCTCTTGATACTACTGCTGCTTCACTAGCAGTTGCTATCAACGAACTACACGGTGAATTAAATACTGCTGTCACTTCAATCAGTAACGAAATCACTCGTGCTACTGCTGCGGAAGGTGTCAACGATACTGCGATTACTTCGGAAGCATCAGCTCGTTCTGCTGCGGATATCCTCTTACAGGGTAACATTGATACAGAAGCATCAACTCGTGCGGCTGCTGATAGTGACCTACAGGTCGGTCTTGCTGCCGAATTGGTTGTTCGTGCTGCCGGTGATACTACTCTCCAGAATAACATTAACACAGAAGTTGCGTTACGTGTTGCTGGTGATAATTCACTTCAGAATCAGATTAACAGTATTGTCTCTAACACTGATCCAGCTGCTTTGGATTCATTGACAGAGATTGTTGCTGCTTTCCAATCTGCTGATGGAACGTTACAAGGATTGGTCAGTTCTAACAATGCTAGTATCTCTACTTTAAATACTAAAGTAGGTGCTATCGAAAATTGGGACACTGATGACCTAAGTGAAGGTACTAACAAGTACTGGACTCCGGAACGTACTAAGTCGGTATTGTCTGGTGGTCTATGTATCACTTACAATTCAACCACTGGTGAAATCAAGATTGACGAAGCGGAAACTGCTTCATCTCTACACGTAGCATCATCTACTAACGCGAACGGTTTGGGTGGACAAGCTCCTTCTCACTACCGTATTGACATCTATGATATCAATGGTGTTATTGTAAACTAATATTACTAATAAGTAGTATGCGAAAGGGGACACTTCGGTGTCCCTTTTTTTATGTGCGCTATAAAACGTATAAATAGAACTAGAATAACTTTAGGACGCACCTCATGTATGTAACTAACCGAGATGATTTGATGGACTATTGCTTGCGTGCATTAGGGCACCCAGTAGTAGAAGTCAATATAGATGAAGAACAATTGGATGACCGTGTAGACGAAGCACTTCAGTGGTTTCGTGAATTTCATCCAGATGGAAGTAAACGCTTTTACTTGAAGCATCAATTGACTCAGGAAGATATCGACAATCAATCTATCGATTTTCCTGACAATTTGGATATGATAAGTGTAGTTCGTATGCTCCCCATGTCCTTTAACGGTTCACAGAATGGATGGTTCAGTGACGCATGGCAGTACATGAAATTTACCATGTCAGACTTTGTTGCCGGAAATGGCATCTTGGGAGACCTTGCTCAGTACGAACAGATGCAGCAACACTTATCGTTGTTGGACATGAAGTTAACTGGACAACCAGAGATTTTATTCGATAGACAATATAATAGAATAAATCTAACTATAGGTAAAAGCAAACTTACTGCGGGGGATTATATCGTATTTGAGGTATATGGTATTAGAGACCCAGACGATTCAATAACAGAATATAACTCTCTTTGGAATCATCGTTTTCTCAAATCATATTGTACTGCGCTCATTAAGAGACAGTGGGGTACTAACTTGATTAAGTTTGATGGAATGACATTGCCAGGCGGTGTCACTGTAAACGCTCGTCAAATCTATGAAGATGCTCTACAAGACATCGAAAAAATCATGGAGAAATTCCGTGAAGAGGAAGACGAAGGCCCAATCTTTTTTGTAGGGTAACCCATGGCAACTAATCCATATATAAGTCAAAATCACAGACCAGAACAGAGTTTATACGAAGACTTAATTATAGAGTCTATTAAATTCTATGGTCAGGACATTTATTATCTACCCCGAGAAGTTGTAGAGAGGGAAGATATCTTTCTGGACAGCATTCAGTCCCAGTTCTCTGACGCCTATAAGGTAGAGGTTTTCATAGAGAATACTGACGGATTTGACGGAGAGGGAGACCTGTTCACCAAGTTTGGTATCGAGTTACGCGATCAAGCAACATTTGTGATTGCTCGTCGGCGATGGCAGGAATTAATTGGTGATAAACTATCAGACAAGAAATTCAGACCAAGGGAGGGTGATGTTATATTCTTACCTCTATCTCAGTCTTTGTTCGAGGTCAAGAAAGTTGAGACTGAAACTCCTTTCTATCAGTTATCCCAGTTACCACTCTTCCGTATGCAGTGTGAGTTGTTTGAGTTCTCTGATGAAGACTTTGACACTGGTGTTGATGCGATTGATATTGTAGAAAAAGAACACGCCTATCAGTATCATATGACTATGGCTGAACCAGATTCTAACCAAGGTGGTTTCTACGAGACCGGAGAATACGTATTCCAGACGTTTGACGATTTTGAACTTGGCGGTGAAGTTACTGCGTGGAACAGTCAAACACGTGTGCTATCTATCGCGCACACGGGTGCTGATGACGGACAATACCACATGTGGTCTGATGACCGAGAAGTATTTGCGGAGTCTGGTGCGGTGTATATGCCGGTACAGGGAACCATTGGGGATAATGTAAACGAAATACAACCTCTATCACAGAATAAAATATTTGATGATTTCGAAAATGATTTCCTAGACTTTTCAGAATCGAACCCCTTCGGAGATGTTTCATAATGTTAGGTACTTATTTTTATAACAAGCGAGTAAGGACTTCTGTATCTATATTTGGTTCTCTGTTTAATGACATACATGTTTTGAGAACAGACTCTAACGGTAAAGTCTTATCACAAGTCAAAGTACCATTATCTTATGCTCCGAAGAGGAGTTTCTTAGAGAGACTCGAAGAGATGTCGCAAGGTGAAGAGGCTGAACGTCGCGTCGCCATTAAGTTACCTAGAATGTCCTTCGAGATAATTGGTATTAATTATGACCCGCAGCGTCAGTTACCTAAAATGAATACGTTTAATGCGGCACCTATTGGTGAAAGAAAAGATTTATACACAGGTGTTCCGTATATATTGTCGTTTCAATTAGCAGTTTATGCTAAATCGCAAGATGATGCGTTACAAGTGGTTGAACAAATTATACCATACTTTGCTCCGCAATACACGCTCTCGGTAAAACCATTCAGCGATTTACCCGATATAGTCGAAGATATTCCGGTCACTCTCACTGGTGTAGATTTTCAAGATGATTATGAAGGCCCATTAGAGCAACGTAGAACAATTATATATAATCTTAACTTTGAGATGAAAACTAATTTCTACGGGCCAGTGAAGGAAGGCACGCTTATTAGAGAAGTTAACACTAATATACACATGCTTTCCGATGATGATTTAAACCCGTTCTTGAGTAATATAAGAATTACTACAGACCCAATTGACGTGAGTCCTGATAGTGACTATGGATTTACTATAGAGATTAATGATGAGCAAAGTCCCAACGGTATCTAACAAAGAAGAGAAACGTAATTTTGTACATGAACAAGACTATGAATACTCTCGTGAAACTTACTACGACCTTATTGAAAAGGGTCGTGAGTCTTTAGAGTTGATGATTGAGGTAGCTCGCGAAAGTGAGCACCCCCGAGCATTTGAAGTTCTGGCTGGTATGATTAAAGGTATCGCTGACGTTAACGATAAGTTAATGGATTTGAACAAGAAGCAGAAAGAACTTTTAAAAGACGATAGACCCGCAGACGCAACAACTACTAATAACAATTTATTTGTAGGTTCTACTACAGACCTTCAGCGCATGTTATTGGGTGGTGATGAAAAGGTGATTGATCAGGACGATTCATAATGGCATCTTTCACTAAGAACTCCTATCTCGGAAACCCTCAAGTAAAACGTGACGGTGTCTCAGAGGAGTGGGATAAGAAGAAACTTCGAGAATACCAGAAGTGTATGAAAGACCCCGCGTATTTCTGTAGGAAGTATGTTAAGGTAGTTCATCTTGATAAAGGTCTAGTACCTTTCGATCTATATGATTATCAAGAAAATATGTTTAATCACTTTAATGATAATAGATTTTCTATCGTTCTCGCTTGTAGGCAATCTGGTAAATCAATTAGTTCGGTAGGGTATATTTTATGGTATGCCGTATTTCATCCAGAAAAGACTATTGCGGTTCTTGCTAACAAAGGCGCGACGGCGCGTGAGATGTTATCTCGTGTAACACTCATGTTAGAGAACCTCCCGTTCTTCCTACAGCCTGGCTGTAAAGCACTTAACAAAGGGTCAATAGAGTTCTCTAATAACTCTCGTATCATTGCCGCAGCAACCTCTGGTTCTTCTATTCGTGGTATGTCGGTTAACCTTCTGTTCCTAGACGAGTTTGCGTTCGTAGAGAATGCGGCAGAGTTCTATACATCAACCTATCCTGTAATTTCGTCCGGTAAGGACACAAAAGTTATCATAACAAGTACCGCAAACGGTATTGGTAATACTTTCCAAAAGATATGGGAAGGTGCTGTACAGGGTGTTAATGCCTACAAACCGTTTCGTGTAGATTGGTGGGATGTCCCTGGCCGAGACGAGAAGTGGAAAGCGCAAACTATAGCAAACACCTCCTCCTTACAGTTTGACCAAGAATTTGGTAATACGTTCTTCGGTACGGGTAATACTCTCATTGAGGGTCAGATACTTCTAGATTTACGTGCGCGTCAACCAGTTCGTCGATTGGAAGGCGGGGACGTATCAGTATATGAAGAACCCATTATAGATCACCAGTATATCATGACCGTTGATGTTTGTCAAGGGCGTGGACAAGATTATTCTACATTTACTATATTTGATGTTTCAGTACAACCATTCAAACAGGTATGCGTGTATCGCAATAACCGAATATCCCCAATTCTTTATCCCAACATAATATATAAATATGCTACCGTATACAACGAAGCGTATGTTGTCGTAGAGAACAATGACCAAGGTATGGTCGTGTGTGTTGGTCTATATCAAGACTTAGAGTATGAGAACATCCATCTAGAGTCAGCAATCAAGGCAGATTCTATTGGTATTCGTATGGACAAAAAAGTCAAACGAATTGGATGTTCGGCAATCAAGGACATCATCGAAAATCATAAACTAGATATTTACGATGAAAATACTATCATGGAAATATCAACCTTTATATCTAAGGGGTTGTCTTTCGAAGCGAGTGACGGTAACCATGATGACTTAATGATGAACCTTGTGATGTTTGGATACTTTGTTAGCTCACAATCTTTTGGCAATGTTGCGGATGTTGATTTTAGAACAATGCTATTTGAACAACGAATGAAAGAGATTGAAGACGACATACCCCCATTCGGAATTATTGATGATGGCTCATCATATAGTACCGAACTTGACCTGACAGATCCCTATAATGCGGGTTGGCATGACATATCAGCACAGCAGTTTACTCCCGAAGAATGGTAGATTTAAAAATAATATAAATAGAAGTATTGAGAAAAAAATCCGTATTATGATAAACTTATTATACCTTAATCGAAAAGGAAACTATTATGGCTCTTAAATCGTCAGAGTCTCCAAATGTTACAGTACGCGAAGTCGATCTAACAGGCGTTGTTCCTGCTACGTCTAGTACTACTGGCGCATTCGCTGGAGAATTTAACTGGGGCCCCGCACTTAAACCAACTATCGTTTCTAACGAAGCAGAGTTGGCACTTAAATTTGGGTCACCTGTACAAGGAGGCGCGGCCGCCTCAGACTTTTTGTCTGTTGCGCAATTCCTCAAATATTCATCAACTGCATACGTTACGCGTATTGTAAGCGATGGAGACACTAACGCTGTTGCTGAAGGTTCGGCAGGCGGGACAGAGGTTGTTGCCGGTGGTAGCGATCTAACTTTGCGGTATGTCACCGAAGGCGAAGTGTATTTCTATGAATTACCCTTCCGCGTCGGAGATAATGCGTTAAACCCTGTAATTGATAGCACATGGAAAACTAATGTTCTTGACGCCACCGGAGCCGTAGTTCATGCTGTCGGCACTTCGGCTGATGGTGAGTTGACATTAACAACTCCTCCGCTAACTGGTAACAGTCGGTTAGTATATACCCCTGAAGCTGACGGTGATGGAGTGGTAACTCCACATCCAGAAATCGTAGCAACATGGTTATATGACCAACCACTACCTACTGGTATCCAAGTACTTAATGCTGAAGATTACGAACAGCAAGATTTGGATTTTTACAAGATTATAGCACGCTATCCTGGCGACCGTGGTAACCTCATTAGTGTTCAAGTTTGCCCTCCTGCAGCATTTGCCCAATGGACTTACGCAAGCAAGTTTTCTTCTGCGCCAGTAGGTAATGAAGTTCACGTCGTGATCTTAGTCGACGGTGAAGTTGTTGAGACTCACGAGTACTTATCAACTGTTGAAGGCGCAAAACTACCAGACGGTTCAGCGAACAATGTATTGGATGTTATCAATAACAAATCCGATTGGGTTTGGGCGTCTAGCATTGGTACTTTAACAACTAGTGTTGTGACATTCACCTTGTCAGGTGGAGCTAACGGTGTACATGGTAAGGCGGACTATATTCGCGCATTCGACCAGTACGCAGACGTAGATTCAATTACAGTAGATTTCTTAGTAGCACCTTCTCGCGGAGCAAATGACGGGATTGATGTTGAGGTAGCAGCTTTGGCCAAAACACGTAGAGATTGTGTTGCGGTAGCATCTCCTTATGGGGACGCAGTCAAAGCATCAAGCATGGACGACATTATAGCTTGGTCTAATGGATTACCCGACAGCGATTACCTCATTTGTGACGGTAACTGGTTAAAGGTATACAACAAGTATCAGGACAAGTACGAGACTATCGCGGCGGCATCATCTACCGCAGGTATCATGGCAGCAGCAGATAGAGATTCAGCACCTTGGTTCTCACCAGCTGGTTCACGTCGTGGTCAATACTTTGGTGTAACATCTCTTGTCTTCAATCCAACCAAGGCACAACGTGATACATTATATAGCGCAAAAGTAAATCCAATCGTCAGCTTGCCTGGCCAAGGTACTGTACTATTCGGTGATAAGACTCACCTATCACGTCCATCAGCATTCGACCGTATCAACGTACGTCGTTTGTTCTTGGTGATTGAACGTTCAATCGCAGAGGCGGGTAAAAACGCAATGTTCGAATTCAACGATGAGTTTACTCGCGCAGAATTTGTTAACATCGTAGAACCGTTCCTACGTGAGATTCAGGGTCGTCGCGGTATCACTGACTTCCGTGTTGTTTGTGATGAAACAAACAATACATCAGCAGTCGTTGATCGTAACGAATTCGTAGCAACAGTCTTCATCAAACCAGCACGTTCTATCAACTACGTAACATTAAACTTCGTAGCAGTTAGATCAGGTGTCGAGTTTGAAGAAGTCGTTGGCACAGTTTAAGGAGATATATAATGTCACTAAGAGTCGATGATTTTAAAGCAAAACTGAAAGGTGGTGGTGCTCGTACCAACCTTTTCAAAGCTACATTAAACTTTCCTGCCTATGCCGGCGGAGACGCAGAACTCACATCATTTATGTGTAAATCTGCTCAGTTGCCAGCATCGACAATGGGAGTTTTAGAAGTTCCTTTTCGTGGTCGTATGCTTAAGATAGCAGGGGATCGGACATTCGAAACTTGGACAATCACTGTCTTAAACGACACTGGTTTCGAGGTTCGAAATTCTATGGAACGTTGGATGAACGGTATGAACGCACATAGTTCAAATACTGGTATCACCAACCCAGTCTTATATCAATCTGACCTCATTGTTGAGCAGTTAGATAAAGATGGTTCTACTGTAAAAACTTATAACCTTCGTGGATGTTTTCCGACTAACGTTTCATCAATTGAAGTTAGTTATGATAACGAAGCAATCGAAGAGTTTACAGTTGAGTTTCAAGTCCAGTATTGGGAATCTAATACGACTAGTTAATAATGGTATAAGTAAGTGTATCGTGGGGAGAATACTCCCCACTTTTCTTATCGTGAGGATATATGGCAGATAATAGTTTTTTTAAAGCGTTTGGTTTTGAATTAAAGAAAGTTGAGAAACCTGAAGCCAAAAAGGCGCAATCAATAGTTCCCGCAGTCGATGAAGATGGCGCGGGCTATGTGTCAGCGTCTGGTTCTTATTTTGGTCAATATGTAGACCTAGAAGGAACTGGAGCCAAAGACAACCAAGAACTTATTAAAAAATATCGTACTATTGCGGAACATCCAGAATGTGATGCTGCTATTGAAGATATTATTAATGAGGGTATTGTTGGCGGCGAGTTAGAATCAGCTGTAAGTATTAATTTAGACAAAGTCAAAACAACAGACAGCATTAAAAAAACCATTACCGAAGAGTTCAACAACATTTGTTCTATGTTGAATTTTGAAGAACATGGACACGACATCTTCCGTTCGTGGTATGTAGATGGACGTTTGTACCACCATTTAGTGGTAAACGAGTCCAATTTAAAAGCGGGTATTGTAGAAATTCGACCTATCGATGCTACTAAGATGAGGAAGGTAAAAGAAGTAAAGTACAAGAAAGATGAGAAGACTGGTGCTAAGATCGTAGATAAAACTCTGGACTTCTACATCTATCAAGAACGTGCCGGTGGTACTAACGGAGTAAAACTTACTCCAGACTCAGTAAATTATGTCACGTCGGGTCTATTAGACTCCTCGAAGAAGCGTGTGTTATCATATTTACATAAAGCAGTCAAACCAGTTAATCAGTTACGTATGATGGAAGACTCTCTAGTCATCTATCGTATGGCACGTGCGCCTGAACGTCGTATCTTCTATATTGACGTGGGCAACTTACCGAAGGGTAAAGCTGAACAACATATCAAAGATATTATGTCACGTTATAGAAACAAAGTAGTCTATGACGCGAGTAGCGGTGAAATTAAAGATGACCGTAAACATATGTCTATGCTCGAAGATTTCTGGTTACCTCGTCGCGAAGGTGGTCGTGGTACTGAGATTAGTACACTACCTGGCGGTGAAAACCTAGGACAGATTGACGACATTATATACTTCCAGAAGAAGTTATATAGGTCACTTAATGTTCCTCTAAATAGACTCGAACAAGAGGCGCAATTTAGTTTAGGTCGTTCTACAGAGATTGGTCGAGATGAAGTTAAATTTCAGAAGTTCATTGACCGTCTGCGTAAAAAGTTCTCTCATCTGTTCATTGATATTCTGAAGAAACAACTTCTTCTTAAAGGTATCTGTACAGAACAGGATTGGGAACTATGGAAACGTGAGATTCAAGTAGACTATAACAGGGATAATCACTTCACTGAGATGAAGGATGCTGAGTTGTTGCGTGAACGTCTACAGACTATGGATCAGGTTTCACAATATGTAGGTGAATATTTCTCACGTGAGTGGGTAATGAAGAATGTCATGATGATGAATGATGACGATATAGAAAATATGCGTAAAGAAGTTGAAGCAGAAAATGCCAACTCTGACGACGCGGATGATTTGGAGATATAATATGACTGAAGTAACAACCGTAGTAAATGAAGATATCGAAGAGCCAGGCATGGACTTTGTCAATGCTCTACAAGGTGGAGACTTCCGTTCCGCAGAAAGTATATTCAACGATATGCTCGCGGATAAAGTACAGTCGTCTTTAGACGCAGAGAAAATCGCAGTCGCAGGACGGATATTCAATGATGAAGAAGAATTAGACGGTGATGACCTAGACGATGATCTAGAAGATGATTTAGACGACGAAACCGAGTCTGACGAAGACTGATTCTAACATGAATCTAACTAAGAAGATGGTTCACATTTGGATTGGGCCTTTTAAACCCCCCATCCAATGGATGAATACGTGGAAAGAGAAACACCCCGATTGGGACTATAGTATATTCACCGATGAGATGTACAAGTCACGCACGTGGTATAATCAACATCTCATGGATGAGTACTATTCCAAAGAAGTTTGGGCAGGTGTCGCAGATTTAATTCGTTATGAATTATTATATGAGGACGGTGGTTTCTTACCACCCGCAGACGCTATATGCTATGAGAATATGGATGAAGTGTTCACCAGCCCGTCAGATTATGCGTACACCGTATATGAAAATGACAGGGATGAACATATAGCACCGAACTGGATATCCCCTATACAGGCATGTAACGCGGGGAATACCTTAGTTAAGTTATTGATAGATACCTTACATGAATTGAAAGTAGAAGAGCTTAGTTTAAAACCGTGGCAGTCTACCGGTAATGAATTTCTCTCACAGTTTGTACCTGATAAAGAGAAACATAAATTAACTATCTGGCCTTCCTATTATACTATCCCGAGGCATTATTCTATTCGTTCCACTCCTTATATGGGTAATGATAAGATATATGCTGAACAAATGTGGGGAAGTACAAAGAAAATTTACGTTTAAGTTTTATTTTTGTATAAATAATAGGAAAAGAGTAAAAGATGAAATCATTTCAACAAATTAGAGAATCATCTAAAAAAGTTTTCAGTAAGAAGATGGGTGGTTATCCGGTAGTAATTAATCAGACCAAAAAAGGGTTTGAGTTGAATATTGATGGAGACTACGTAGATGCTTTCAAGACGCAGAAGGAAGCAGAGTCAACTGCTAAACAAGTCCTCATAGACTTAGGAAAATTAAAATGAAGCTGATTACCGAATTTAATGACAGCCACGATTTACAGTGTATCGTGGAAGCCAAGGAGAATGGCGAAAAGAATTATGTCATCGAGGGTGTGTTCGCACAAGCAGATTCAAAAAACCGTAATGGGCGAATTTACCCCAAAGCAATTATGGAACGTGCTGTAAATAAGTACGTTACCGAACAAGTTAGCAAGAAGAGAGCAGTCGGTGAGTTAAATCATCCGGAAGGCCCAACTGTTAACTTGGATAAAGTTTCGCATTTAATCACTGACCTTCACTTTGAAGGCAATGATGTAATCGGAAGGGCGCAAATATTGGACACTCCTATGGGTAAGATTGTAAAAGGTCTTCTTGCTGGTGGTGTTCAACTAGGAGTGTCAACTCGTGGTATGGGAAGTCTTGTGAGCAAAAATGGCATAAATTATGTCGGAGAAGACTTTATTCTTAGTACAGTAGATATCGTACAAGACCCAAGTGCACCAAATGCTTTTGTTAATGGTATTATGGAAGGTGTAGACTGGGTTTGGAATAATGGAATTCTTGAGCCTCAAGCAATTGAAGAGATAGAGACTGAAATCAAAGCAACACCCGCTGCATATCGACCTGAAGTGCAGATGCGTGAGTTTAAGAATTTCCTCTCGTTAATCAAATCTAAACTATAAGGAGTCACTATGACTAATCTTAAAAAAGAAGTCGAAGTTGAAATCCGCGATAGCATTGTTGATACTAACGAAATCGTGGAGGAAACTCTGGACGAAGCACAAGCACCTAAAGCGAAGGGTAAGGCAGAGGCTACACCAGTATCCGAACCTGAGTCAATCGCATCGGTAGATAAGGCTGCGGACGCTACATCCAAAACATCGCTTCCAAAAACCAAGGCAGGAATGTTGAACGCAATGTACCAAACCGCTTCAAAAATGAAGAAAGGTGACTTGCAAGCAGCATATGCCAAAGTATGTGAACAAGCCGGTGTAGATCTGGATGAAGATGTTGCACAAGAAAACGACACTCAATCACAATTACGTGCTATTGTCGAAGGTGAAGCAACTCTATCTGAAGAGTTCAAGGAAAAGACCGCACTTATTTTCGAAGCAGCTGTTAAAACAAAGTTGTCAGAAGAAGTAACGCGTCTTGAAGAACAATACACAGAAGAATTATCTGAAGAAGTCGAGTCTATTAAGACTGACCTCGTAACAAAAGTAGATTCTTACCTAAACTATGTAGTTGAAACTTGGATGGAAGACAACAAGTTAGCGATTCAAAGTGGTCTACGTACCGAAATCGCAGAAAACTTTATGTCATCAATGAGAGATCTATTCGTAGAATCTTATGTTGACGTTCCAGAATCCAAGGTTGACCTAGTTGACGAATTAGCATTACAAGTTGACGAGTTAGAAGAAAAACTAAACGCAACAACTGGTGACGCAATTCAACTCGCAGAAGAACTTGAAACTTACAAGCGTAATACTCTTATTGCTGAAGCTTCACGTGACCTTGCGGACACCCAAGCAGAAAAGTTAAAAGAACTCGTTGAGAACGTAGACTTTGAAGACGAAGCAAGCTTCGTTAAGAAAATCGCTACTATCAAGCAATCATACTTTTCTAAAGAAATCCCAGAGCCAATCACCGAATCAGCATCCGCTGACGCTGATGAAGAAGTTGAAGTATCTTCCATGATGGAAGGCTACATCTCTGCTCTACGAAAAACCTCTAAAAAATAAGGAATACTAAAATGCAATCTTTTGATACTCTTATCGAAAAATGGGCTCCAGTTCTTAACGAAGAGTCTGCGGGCGCGATCCACGATCACCACCGTAAAGCAGTAACCGCTGCTATCCTAGAAAACCAAGAAAAAGCAATGATGGAAGAGCGTGTTGCTTACTCTGGTTTCATGACCGAAGACGCATCTGGCGGAGCCAACACTGGTTCTGTATCTAAGTGGGATCCAGTATTGATCTCTCTAGTACGTCGTGCAATGCCTAACCTAATGGCATATGACGTATGTGGCGTACAGCCAATGTCAGGCCCAACTGGTCTTATCTTCGCGATGAAGTCACGTTACGACGGCGGAGCTACTACTAACCCTGAAGCACTATTCGGCGAAGCTGATACTGGTTTCTCTGGCGCGGGCACTCACCCTGCCGGTAAAGGTACTACTACCGCAGCTGGTGAAGCTCTTGGTCGTGGCGGCGTTGACGTTGAAGGTCAACCTTCAGGTTCATTCGCAGAAATGGGTTTCACAATCGAGAAAGCAACTGTAACTGCTAAGTCTCGTGCGTTGAAGGCTGAATACTCTCTAGAACTAGCACAAGATTTGAAAGCAATCCACGGTTTGGATGCTGAAACAGAACTTGCTAACATTCTTTCTACTGAGATTCTTGCTGAAATCAACCGTGAAGTTATTCACACAATTAACAGCCAAGCGAAGCAAGGCGCGACTACTTCAAACGTTATCGTTCCAGGCACATTCGATCTAGAAACTGATGCTGACGGCCGTTGGTCTGCAGAGAAGTTCAAGGGTCTAGTAGTTCAGTTGGATCGCGAAGCGAACGCAATTGCTAAAGAAACTCGTCGTGGTAAAGGTAACGTAGTAATCTGTTCTTCAGATGTTGCTACTGCTCTTGCTGCCTCTGGTATGCTTGACTACACACCTGCTATGTCTACTGGTCTTCAGGTTGACGATACTGGTAACACTTTTGCTGGTGTTCTTAACGGTCGCACTAAGGTCTATATCGACCCATATGCCTCTTCAGACTACATCACTGTAGGTTATAAAGGTACTAACGCATATGACGCAGGTATTTTCTACTGCCCATACGTACCTCTCCAGATGGTTAAAGCTGTCGGCGAGAATGACTTCCAGCCACGTATCGGGTTCAAGACTCGTTATGGTATGGCGTCTAACCCATTCGTAGGTGCTGCACCTGCCGATGGTCTAGCGCTTGCTGGTACTAACCAGTACTACCGTCGATTCAACGTTGCTAACATCATGGGTAACACCCCTGCTGCATAAGCAATAATGAATAAAAAATAGAGTAGGGTTAACCTACCACTTTTAAACCCTCATCTTCGGATGGGGGTTTTTTTATGCGTATAAATATATGTAAGGAAGATGTTCTACGTATCAAGTGGTACGTACTGCACATGAGTGGGTAGGAGACCACCCTCGGAATTACAGGATAGGAGATTACTATGCGTATAATCGCAATTGCGTTCGCATTGGCTCTGTCTGCTTGTTCAACCGTCGAGTCAACTATTGATGGTACGGGTGGTATTATTAAAGGTGTCAGTTCCGATGTCTTTGGTATCACTGCCGGTGTTTTGGATGTAACGTCTAACGTGATTAAAGATGTTGCTGATAAGACGGGGACAGCTGCGACAGCACCCGAAGAAACAAAGTAAGGAGTATACCGACCAAGGATGGTACTTAATTCTCGTATAAATACATGCGAGTCGTCCGAGGATATGTCATGAGCATTAATAAAAATTTTCTACAACCCACTGGGTTTAAAATCATTATAGACAAAGAGAAATACTCTAGTCTAGAATACTTCGCGCTGTCAGTACAGCACCCAGGCTCTATTGTAAATACAATAGAAGTTCCTATCCCTAGGTTGATGGGAATGCCCATGTCGGGATCAAAACTTACTTATTCAGAATTGTCGGTTAATCTTATTCTGGACGAAGATATGTCCGCATATAAAGAAATGCAATCGTGGATGGAAAGAACTGTAACTGAGAACGAAACATCGGCACTATATAATGATATAACATTAATTATCCTAACAAGCCACAATAACGGAAACGTTCGCATTAAGTATAAGGATTGTGTACCTACAAGTATTGGCGCAATCGAATTCAATTCTACTTCAGGTGATGTTCCAGTATTAACTTTTGATGCTGTGTTTAGATTTACGGAATTTACTATATTATGAGTTTGAAAAAGTACGAAATCAAGAATTCGAATGTATTGGCAATTCTTGAAGATTTTCGTTACACCTATAGAGATTTGTACAGACCAGAAGAATGTTGTGAGGTATTGAGCCCTGGCTTAGAAAATGCGGCAGACCAATATACTTCAGACAAGGAAATGCGTCGAATTATAGCGCTGGGGGAGAACCACAATGGTGCTGCCGAGCATGGTTACTCACACCCTATAAAACCAGACCACTATCAAGGAACTCATCCAGAAGAGTACCGTAAAACGTACATTGCTCTGGATAAGAGATTAAAGGAAGAACTCGGATTATATTCTTCTGCCCTATCACAACTATATCCACCTAAAGGATTTATATGCTGGCACAATAACGCCAACGCAGCGATGTTCAACGTAATTTTCACATGGTCTCAGGATGGTGATGGATGGTTCAAGTATGTAGAACCTACAACAGGTGAAGTGATTACCATTCAGGATGAGAAGGGATGGAACATGAAAGCAGGGTACTTTGGCGCGTACGGTTCAGGTGATGTAGTGTACCATGCGGCAAAAACAAACTGTTACAGAATGACACTGTCCTACGTCCTAGGACACGATTATGATTATTGGAAGGATATGATTGACTATATTACCGAAGTGTGATATAATACAGCATTCCCCCATTAAAAAGGTACTATATAATGATTGATTTGGAAACCGTTCTCAAAGAATGGTCAGAAGACTGTACTATACCTCAGCATCAACTAGACGAAGTCTCTAGACACACACCGTCGTTACACGCAAAGTATCTACAATATCACGCACTCGCAAAGTTACAGCTCAAACGTTGTGAGAACTCTCAGAAGACTCTTTTACTTAAAAAGTTTAAGTACTACAACGGTAAGATGGACGAAGATGAACTACGTGCTACTGGTTGGGACTTAGACCCCTTCAATGGTCTTCGTATACTCAAAGGTGATATGGATTTATACTACGACGCAGACCCAGAAATTCAAAAGTCTGAGGAACGGATTGCGTACTATAAGACACTTATTGAAACTCTAAGTAATATAGTGGATACTTTAAAATGGAGACACCAGACAATTGGTAACATGATTAAGTGGCGCCAATTTGAGGCAGGTGGTTAATATCAAACCTACCAATAATCGCGAGTTAAGAGAGAGATAAATAGATGTTTGAAGAAGATGATTTAATTAAAGCGGGGATGCTAAAAGACGTAGGGCACTACCCCAATTTAGATATAGTGGAATTAGCGAAACTTATATATGAGCGTAGACAACAAGATTCGAATCAGGATGGTCAACCACAGTTACTTCGCGGTTGAGTCGCACCCTGCTCAAGAAGCAGAACTCCGTGAGTATTTCTCCTTCATGGTGCCTGGCGCCAAGTGGACTCCCGCGTTTAAAGCACGTCGCTGGGATGGAAAAATCCGTCTCTATAACATGGTTTCTAAACAACTTAACGTAGGACTTTATAGTCATCTACGTCGTTTCTGCGCGGATAGATTCTATAAGTTAGAGATACTTGAGCACGAAGTCTATGGTATACCTAGCGCAAAGGACGACATCGATCACCCAACTCTAGTTAAGTTTCTAGCGTCACTGGATAGTCCATACGAACCAAGAGACTATCAATATAAAGCAATTGCTCACGGTATAGAAAACTACCGTTCTATTCTATTATCTCCCACCGGTAGCGGTAAGTCATTTATCATCTATAACCTAATGCGTTATGCTCTAGAAGCTACTCAAGGTAATATACTGGTAATTGTTCCTACTACATCTCTAGTAGAACAGATGTATAAAGACTTCGAAGACTACGGATATGATGTAGGTCAGTACTGTCATCGTATTTACTCAGGTAAAGAGAAAGTCACTGACAAACGTATTATCATATCAACGTGGCAGTCAATCTATAGATTTGACCATGAGTGGTTTGAACAGTTTGAAACTGTCTTTGGGGATGAAGTACATCTTTTCAAAGCAAAGTCTCTCTCTACTATGATGGACAAGTGTACTGAGGCGAAATATCGCTTTGGTCTCACAGGAACACTGGATGGTACGGAAACTAACAAATTGGTGTTAGAAGGTTTATTCGGGCCGACTTTTACGGTGACTAGCACCGTGAAATTACAGAAAAGTAAACAGCTTGCCGATCTTGATATATCTATTCTCTTATTGCGCTACCATAGTGATGCGTGTAATATGATAAAAGATATGAAGTATCAAGATGAACTGGATTACATCGTCCAATATGAACCACGTAATAAGTTTATAAGTAAGCTTGCAATAGACCAAAAAGGAAATACCTTAGTCATGTTCCAATTCGTTGAGAAACATGGTAAGGTATTGTATGAGATGATCAGGAGCATGGTCGGAGAAGATCGTAAAGTATTTTATGTCTCCGGTGAAGTAGGTGCTGCTGATCGTGAACAAATAAGAGGGATTGTAGAAACTCAGAATGATTCAATTATTGTTGCTTCTCTCGGTACTTTCAGCACTGGCATCAACATCCGCAATTTGCATAATATTATATTCGCGACCCCATCTAAGTCCCAAGTCAAGGTACTACAATCAATTGGAAGGGGCCTTCGTCAGTCTGACGATGGTAGGACTACTAAGCTTTTCGATGTTGCTGATGACCTCCATGTGGGCAGCCATAAGAATTTTACTCTGAAACATAGTGCCGAAAGGATTAAGATATATACTAAGGAAGGATTTTCCTACAAGATATATCCCATTGACCTTAAACCTATAAAGGGATTAGATGATGATACAGTCTTCGATCAAACAACTTAAACTGTCTACCGGTGAAGAGGTTATTTGTGACGTATTAGATGAGCAAGTTGATTCTATAGCAGTAAGAAATTGTCTTACCCTTGAGGATAGAATGGGTTCGGATGGTCAGAGATATTTTGTCTTCCGTAGTTTGATGACGTACCAAGACAGTCCATTGGATGTTATATTATTGATGAACAGTAAGGTTGTTGCTTTATGTACACCTTCTAAAGATATGCTTCAACAGTACGCAATAGCAGTTGACTCGATGAATTCGTATAGCACTGTTACTGATGATGACCTTCAAGATGATATGACTGACGAAGAGTGGTTCAATCATATGGAGAACTACTCACTGATTGATTCTGATACTTCAGGACTAGTGAAACATTAGCTATATTCTCCCCTCCGGACAACAAGTAGATTATACACTATAAACGACGCCGTGTCAAGTTTTATTTTTATTATATGAGATTATGTTATGAAAGTTGGTTTTACCGCCTCCACCTTTGATTTATTACACGCTGGCCACATATCAATGTTACGCGAAGCGAAAACACAATGTGATTACCTCATTTGTGCTATACAAGTAGACCCCTCCAAAGACAGAGAAAATAAAAACTCTCCTGTACAAACATTAGTCGAAAGACACACACAACTCTCCGCAGTTAAGTACGTTGACGAAATCATTCCCTATCAGACAGAAACAGACCTAGAAGACATTCTCAAGATGGTTGATATTGATGTACGAATTATCGGTAGTGAGTATAAAGACAAGACCTTCACTGGACGTGCGACTTGTGCCGCACGGGGTATAGAGATATACTTTAATAGGAGAGACCATCGTTTCTCCACTAGTGACCTACGTAAACGAGTCGCTATGAAAGACCCATTGATTGGTATGAAAGATGGTATTAACCCTTGACACCCTGCCGGGTCTCGTGTATAATACGTGTATTGTTAATAGGAATATATGAATGAAACCAAAAGAAAAACCACATTACGTCAATAACAGAGAGTTCTCTGAGTCTGTAGTAGATTATTGTACGCAAGTAAAATATGCCAAGGATAAGGGTGAATCTATTCCGGTGGTCACTGATTACATTGCTAAATGTTTCCTACGCATATCAGAAGGTCTATCACACAAAGCAAACTTTGTCCGTTACACTTACCGTGAAGAAATGGTAATGGATGCGGTAGAGAACTGTCTTAAAGCAATTGAAAACTATGATATTGAAGCTGCCACTCGTTCTGGTAAACCGAACGCGTTCGCATACTTCACTCAGATATCTTGGTATGCGTTTCTACGACGAATCCAAAAAGAGAAGAAGCAACAAGATATTAAGATGAAGTTCATATCCGAAGCGGGTATAGACCAATTCGTTGATAGCAATAACAATGATTCTTACAATGGTGGTTCCGTCATGGATTCCCCATCCACTTTAGTCGACACTCTGCGCCTGCGTATTGACACCGTCAAATCTGCGGATCAAGAGTTTAAGATTTACGCAAAAGAAGAAAAGAAAATGCGTAAACGACGTGCGGTACATGTTGACTCAGACCTCTCAGATTTCTTTGATTAAAGTACTTGACAGTACGCGGTCAATCTGATATAATGGCTTCTAGATTACACACATGTCACATGAGTGTGTCTTATATTGTACAATGTATATTTAATGAAACATATTTGAGAGGTTATTAGAATTGTTAATCGCAATACTGAATGATACACACTGTGGTGTCAGGAATTCTTCGGACATCTTTATGGAGTATCAGGAAAGATTCTACTCGGATGTATTTTTCCCATACTTACAAGAACACGGCATCTCCCAGATTCTCCATTTGGGAGATTACTATGATAACCGTAAAACTATCAACATCAAAGCTCTGAATCATAATAGACGCATCTTCCTTGATCGATTGCGGGAACTTGGTATCACTATGGATATCATCCCAGGCAACCATGATACTTATTTTAAAAACACCAATCGTCTCAATTCGTTGAAGGAGTTGATGGGTCACTATATGAATGAGATTAATATAGTTGAAGAACCTATTGACATGAAGTACGGTGATACAACTATCGCGCTTGTCCCTTGGATTAATCCTGAGAATGAGAAAAATATACTTAAATTCCTTGCGAACACTAAGTCTAGTATTTGCGGTGGTCACTTCGAGTTGGCTGGGTTTGAGATGGATAAGGGTCTTATGTGTCAGCATGGTATGAATCCTGCTCCACTACAACGCTTTGACTTAGTAATGTCAGGTCACTTTCATACCAAGTCTAACAACGGGCATATCCATTACTTGGGTGCTCAGATGGAATTCTTCTGGAATGATGCGCATGACCCCAAATACTTCCATATATTTGATACTGATACTGGTAAGTTAACTCCTGTACAGAACCCCATGACACTATACCACAAGTTACATTATAATGAGGACACAGTAAATCACTTCGAAGATTTGTCTTACCTCGATAATAAGTTTGTGAAAGTGATGGTGGCAAATCGTACTGACATGAAAAAGTTCGAACGATTCATCGACCGCATCAACAACCAAAAGATTTATGAGTTGAAGATTGCTGAAGACTTCAAAGAATTCCGTGGAGAAAACGTCGATGATGCTGATATAACTATTGACGATACCGAAACTTTAGTGTATAATTATATCCAAGATGTAGATACTGACTTAGATAAAGATCGCATTAAGTCTGTATTGGGTGAATTAATGATTGAGGCGCAGAGCGTAGAAATAGTATGATTAAGTTTCAAACACTTAAATGGAAGAATTTTCTTTCGACGGGTAACTACTTTAATGAGATTGATTTATTAAAAGCGTCTACCAATCTAGTTGTTGGTCAGAATGGTGCGGGTAAATCTACTATGCTGGACGCACTGTCGTTTGCGTTGTTCGGTAAGCCCCACCGTAAAATTACTAAGAACCAGTTAATCAACACAATCAATAATAAAGATTGTTCTGTTGAAGTACAGTTCTCCGTAAATGGTATGGAGTATCGTGTCGTCCGTGGTATCAAACCAGCCAAGTTTGAAATCTGGAAGGATGATGTTATGATTAACCAGAGTTCACACGCTAGGGAATATCAGGAAATTCTTGAGAAGAACGTTTTACAAATGTCTCATAAGAGTTTTCACCAGATTGTGGTTCTCGGTTCGTCTTCGTTTGTTCCATTTATGCAACTTAACTCTACCAGTCGTCGTGATGTTATCGAAGACCTTTTGGATATTAACATCTTCTCTAAGATGAACACCATTCTAAAAGAAAAGATATCTCACCTTAAAACTGAGATTGAAGGTAATTCTCACCAGATAGAAGTCGTTAAGACTAAGATTTCTGCTCAGAGAAAATATATCCGTGATCTGACAGCCATTAACACTGCGCATCGTAAAGAGAAAGAGTCTCATATTATTGAGTTACAGGACGAGATTCGAATTATTAATGATAACAATTCGGTACTATCTAAAACTGTAAACGCTTTACTGCCGACTGTTACTACACAATTAGCGTCTATACGTGGAAATAAACAGCAACTAGACCAGTACTATGCTCAGTTTAATGCCCAAGTAAAGACTGTAGTTAAGGATGCTAAGTTCTTTGATGAGAACGAACACTGTCCTACATGTGACCAAGATATTGCGGAAGACTTGCGCACATCTAAGAAGGACGCTGCTACATCCAAGGCGAAAGAACTAAAACATGCTATGGATAAGGCGAAAGAAAAACTGACTGAATATCAGTCGGAAATTGATTCTCTAGAAGAACAGTTACAGTTGTGTATGAATGACCAGAATAAACTTCATCACAATCAGCAGACTATTGAAAGACTTCACCGTGATATCGACCGTATCCGTGTTGATATGGATGGTATGGTAGATAGTGATGGTGACCAGAGTCAGGCCAACAGAGACCTAGAAACCCTCGAAGGAGAGAGTCATTCTCTTACCGATACCAAGTATGTGTTGAGCGAGAAGTCTGCTTACAATAGAATTGCGAGTGAACTACTGCGTGATACTGGTATCAAGACTAAAATTATTAAGCAATATATTCCAGTAATCAATCAGTTAACGAACCAGTACCTCCAAATATTGGACTTCTTCGTTCACTTTGAACTGGATGAAAGTTTTAACGAGACTATTCGGTCACGTTATCGTGATGCGTTTTCTTACGACTCATTCTCTGAGGGCGAGAAACAGCGCATCGATTTATCTCTGTTATTCACTTGGCGTACCATTGCTAAGATGAAGAACTCGGTGTCGACTAACTTGTTGGTACTAGATGAGACGTTTGACTCGTCACTTGACGGTGAGGGTGTAGATAACCTAATGAAGATTATCGAAACCCTGAAAGAGGACACTAACGTGTTCGTTATATCACACAAGGCTGAACTTGAGGATGCTCACTTCGAACGTAAGTTGACATTCTATAAAGACAAAAACTTCAGTAAAATGAAAGAAATTACTTGACACTCACCCCCATTTAATATATAATGGCTACATCTTGAACGAGGAAACATTCAATGGAATTAACTAGTAGAACAATCGACATCTTGCGAAACTTCGCAAACATTAACCCCAACATCGTTGTCGCTAAAGGCAACATTTTAAAAACTATGTCAATCAAGAAGAACTTGGTTGTAACTGCTGTAATAGAAGAGTCTTTCCCGACTGACTTTGGTATCTATGATTTGTCTGAGTTTTTGTCAGTACTAAATCTTGTAGACAATCCAAGAATCGAGTTCGATGAAAAGAACTGTTCTATACGGGATGGAAGCGGACTATCTTCAGTCAAGTATTTCTATTGCGACCCAGAAATGCTGACGGCACCTAAGAAAGATATTCAGATGCCAGATGCTGAAGTCAAGTTCGTTCTCACTAACGATACTTTGTCTAAAATCAAACGTGCCGCCTCAGCGCTAGGTCACGAAGAGATTAATATACGACCAAGTAATGGTGCTATTGAGATCGTCGTCGACGGTAAGTCCAAGACATCCCAATCATCTAATTCATTCTCAATTACCGTAGAGGGTACGTACCCCGAAGGTTCTGAGTTTAATTATGTTATTGGTGTGAATAACCTTAAATTGATTGGTGAAGACTACGAGGTTGGTGTGAGCAATCGTCTCATTTCTAAATTCAAGTCTCTTCAATCAGAAATCGAATACTTTATTGCAGTAGAAAATTCATCAACAGGAGCAAAATAATGACCCCAGAACAAGCACAACTTAATGATTTAGCAAACCGCGTAGCACGTTCGTGTATCGCAGTTATTGATACCATCGTAACCCGTGGTGCCTTTAAAGGTGAAGAACTCACCACTATCGGTCAACTACGTGACCAAGGTGTTCAAGTAGTCGCGTTGTATGAGCGTATTGCTCAAGCAGCCGCAGCTGCCGCTATCGAAGAATCCAGCAGTAAACCTGCTAAGAAATAATTTGTAACCCTTTTGATGGTGTGGGCAATATTTCTTTGCCCCCATTGATTTGATTGAATATATGTTTATTATGATCACCCCACACCATCACTTTTATTGGAGTAAAATATGTTTGACCCGTTTTTAACTGACGTGACATTTCATCTCAGAGAACGTGATGACTCTATAGGTGGAGACAACCCATTTGTTTGGGTGCGCAAAAATCTATCTGAACTGATCGGTGGTAAACGTGTAGTAATCTTCGGACTGCCAGGCGCATTTACTCCTACGTGTTCTAACGAACAGTTACCTTCTTACGAACATATGTACCAAGAGTTTATGGACTTAGGTATTGATGAAATATATTGTACATCTGTCAATGATGCCTTCAGTATGTTTCAGTGGGCAGAAAAGTTAGGTATCAAGAATATTAAGATGTTACCAGATGGTAATGGTGACTTTGCTCTCAGTCTTGGAATGTCTGTATCTAAACGTAATCTAGGATTTGGTGAACGTTCTTGGAGATATTCTATGGTAGTTAATGACATGGTTGTCACGAATTTCTTACCTGAAGATGGTTGTATGGATGACTGTCCACTTGACCCGTACAGTGTTTCTTCTCCCGAGAATCTAGTAGATGTTTTGAGAAATAGTTGTTTAAACTAAATCCCTATATAGCTAAAGAAGCTGCGATACATGTGTTGACGGGGGCGATGATAAATTACCCCCTCAACATTTTCTTTTTGTGGTTGATTGTAGGTGAGTGGGAGATAACCAGTCCGTTCTGGATTTCTAACATAATTACTTGTTGGTTTTCTGTTGTCGCATTTACTCGAATATACATAGTGCGTCATTATAGTGAAAAAAGAAGAAATGACTGATTATTTAAAAGATCGTACTAAATACACATATGACGAGTTAGAG